CAGCAGCAATAAATGAAGCATCATCAATCAGGCTTGAGTCAATGCCTCGGCCATACCGATCATTTGTAAGGTAGTCGCGTATGCAAAGTGCTGGGTTGTTGCTGAATGCGCTGGTTGTTGTGCGCGGGTCGTATATTTTTATTCCGTCAACTTCAGCAGTAATGGTTGGAATACCGCCAGGAAATGCATCCTGATCGTACTCTAGACGCACATACAAATAAGCAACGCCTGATAATTTGTGGTCAGTTGTCCAGTTGGTTACCGCTGAAACAAGATTGCTATCTGCTGCTTGGTCATCAGCACCAGTGTGCTTGTAGATGTTGACCTTGCCTGAGTATTGAGTGTCGGTCGAAATCTTGTCGTTTAGATAAACATCGCCGATTGATGAAACTTCACCCTCAGACAGCACAAGAACAAGATGAAGATATTTGTTGTTGTCGCCGCTTGACTCAATGAAAACAATATTCCCACCGACCCTGCGCGATCCATAAACAACAGGAATTGCTGATGCTGCTGTTCTGGTATTTACAAGAATTCCACGATCAGCCAAAGCAGTTGAGTAGTCAGGCAAATCAGGCTCTTTGCCAAATACGGCTTGACCCAAGCTTGATCCAACCATTGATCCGATCATGCCGCCAATAGCGCGGCCAAGAAACGCATTGAATGCTGTTGCGTTGTAAGCGCCGACTGCTGCATAGCCTAAAGCTGTGCCAATATATTGACCTGCTATGGCTCCGATTAGGGGTGCTGCTGCTGGCATTAGATTATCCTGAAATACCTTGCTTGAACTGCGTCCAGCGGAATCTTGACCATGCCCTCGGTTTCGTGAATTGAAACCATGAAAGACCCCATGACGATGTGAACCATATCGTAATGCTTATCTGAAACCACGGCTAGATCGCCCACAGTAGCTTCCTGCTGCGTGATCTCTGTCCAGCCTTCCTCGACTAGGCCATCACACCAATTCGGCAATTCTGCGGCGGTTTTGATAGCACCTCGAACATCGGAATATTTGCCCTTGACGCGATCCAACCATCCGCGATTTTGCAGTTTGTCGAGCCATTGTAGGGCCAGCGTGTTGCAGTCATTCCAGCCCCACTTAAATGGCTTGCGGCCAGCCTCATCAAGCATCTGCACCAGTTCGATTTCAAGCGATGGATTCATTCGCTGCGACCCCACAGAATGCCTTTCTCAATTTCCGATGCAAACTCAAATCCCTTATCTCCGGGGAACCAAATCTGCTGTTCGGCATGAACGGAGTGGCGACCCGGCCTGCGCTCGAAGTCTACCCATTGAGAAGATGCTTCCATTGCGATTGTGCAATTTCCTGCATCTGTATCTTCAGCGATTGATACGCCTGAGATTCGTCCAGAAAATATCAACAAAGGATTGCTAATAACGGCTTCAGATGAATTCAAGAATGCCTTATAGATGTTGACCGTTCGGTCAATATAATAATCAGATAAGAAAAGGCTAATGTATGTCTGATCTACGCCAGATAGCGTGCCTGTGACAGAACTGACCTGCACCTCTGCGGTTTCTTCAATATCACTAAAGCCAAGAAAATGACCCAATCCGGTGTAGTCATTTCCGCCCCAGCTTACGGTTCGCGGCGCATCAGTCAGATAAAAGGTTTGCGAATCAAATACCATTTCCAACAGGTGAATCGGGTGATTCTGATCCGCGCCAATTTCCGAGATGACGCTGACTGAAGCATTGCGATCCATTAGATGACCTCGATCAACTGAATGCTGAACTCATACAAGTTTGGTGGGCCTGCTGCATATTCTTGAGAATCTGTGGTTAGTGCAACGGTAAATGGAACATCATTTGCTGTTATTGCTTCATTATCAGAAAGAGCCGCCATGAGTGGCGGTTCAATCACTAAATTTGCCTCACCAGATCCATCTGAGGATGAATCGGAAACAATCATATATACCTTGCTGTGATTGGCGAATTTGACGAAATCACCAGCCTTCAAAATCTGGGTTGATGTTGTCCAGCCATCTGTTGCAATCGTGGTATCACCAACGGCGTGCGCGCCATTCACAACAGGTGTCCCGGTAGCTGTTCCTTGTGGATCAGACACAACAGGCGGAACAAATGTGAAGGTTTCGTACTGACCGCGCTGTGCGATGCAGAAAGCATATACAGGCGCAAATTCAGAGCGGGTCATCGGTGGATAATTCACATCGAATGCCCAACGCTGCCCACCACGGCGGCGAACTTGGCGCTTGAGTGATTGGGTCTGCGATACCAAGGTCGGCGTAAAGGATGAAACCTTAATATCTGCCGGAACTGGATTGGTCGGGAAAGTTCCACTCATCCCATCGGCCCTCTGCGTCCGCGTTTATTGAATGCGTTTTGAACGATGCCCACGATCTGCGGCGCGCTCTGCTGAATGGCCGTCATTGTATCGCGGGAATCCCAAGATTGGATATTGTAGGTCACATGAACTGGTTGCCCTGCTCCATTTGGAGAGATGGCCCCAGAACTGCTAGGCACAAATAATTCTGGCCCGCGTTCGCCAACAAGATAGGGTCGTCCTGCTGATACTGGCCCGCCAGCGGCCCTCATGCCAAAAAATGATCCAAGGTCAAAACTTTCAAAAAAGTTGCCCAAGTATCCAGAAGCCGCACTAGCAATCGGCTTGGCAATCTGGGCGCGCACAATTTCCGCATAAACAGATCGGAGAACGCCCATTGCGAGATCGCCAAAGCTGGTCATGCCTTCGCCCATATTGACGATGGCATCTGTGATCGCGTCTTCCATGCGTCTTGCCATTTCTGCTGTGGCTCGCTCAATTTCTTTGAGCCTATCCGTATATTCGCCAAGCTGATCGGTGTTCTTTAGATACAACTCAAACTGTTCATTCAGAATTTTGTTAAATTCTTCGTCAGTCAAGTTTGCTTCTTTTCTAATCTGAGATAGCCCATAGACTAGGTTGTTGTATTCATCAAGAGCCTGATTATTTTTCTTGATCGAATCTCGATATTTTTTGACTGCCGCTTCTGCTTTCCCTGTTAAATCTATTGATTGAACAAATGTTTCTGGGGCAATTCCTTGTTGAGTTGCGGATTCTGGAAGTGGAACCCCCGGATCTACTAAAGCAAAACCGGGGGCAGCCCCTGTTAAATCTTCTTCCTTCCCGCCTAGAATTTGTCCTAAGATTGCATCTCTAGCAATTATGCCTGCTTGAAACGATGGCAATTCATCAAATAAAGTAAAGCCTTTGCTGGCTTCGTTATATTCTTCAATTCTGCTGGTGAGATAATCAATGGCAAAGCCGATTGAGTTGATAATGTCTGCCGTTTCTTCATTCTTTTGAAGCGAAACAGCTAGCTTGTCAAAAGATACGCCAAGATTGCTTACTGCGCCCCCGATAGTTTTCATCTGATCGGTAGCCGCTCCTGCGAACTCAACCTCTCCAATAGATTTTAGATAACGCAAGATTTCTTCTGCGTTCTTTCCAACCTCAGTCGTTACGCTTCTAAAAGTAAATGAAACACGATCACCCTCTGATTTGGCTTTAATGCCGAACTCTTTAAGGCGTTCAAATTCTCCGGTAATTGCATCGGCAACGGCTTCTGTGACCTGCATAAGGTCTTTCCCCATGCCAGAAGCAATATTTGTCAGGGCAATAATCGTTTCATTTGTTGGCTCAATGCCAAGCGCACGCATTCTTACAAATGCAGTTGTCAACTGCTGAAGATCAACAGGCAATTTTGTTACAAGATCGTTGATCCTATCCCATGACCTAGAAGCATCATCCGCTGACGAAGAAACAACATTCAGCGTCATCCTGAGTGATTGGAAGGTTTTGTTGGTTTGGAACCAATAACGCAAAACTTGGGAGCCGATGATTGCGCCCATCGCAACTTTCAGATTTGCGGCAACCTTAGAAGTCTGGCTCATCTCCTTTCGGACAGACTCCATCGCTTTTCGGGTTTCGTCCCTAGCGATGATTCTGATTTTTATTTCTTCTGGTGTTGCCATCTTTCGCCTTTTTGCTGAAGTATGCGATCCAGCCGTTGAACTCCTCGACTGACATTTCTTCGATCTCTGCTACCGTTTTATGCAACACCTCCGCTAGAGAGTAGATAGCAAACAGGTCTGGATCGCTTGTCAGTTTCCCTCAAATTCCTCCACGGTTTTTGAGGTGGTCATTGCATTGGCAATCCGCGTGATGATTTTGGGGTCAACCGAATTCATAAGAGTGATTCGGTCGGCAATGTCAAAAATCGGATTCCCTGCTTGGTCTAACGCCTTCATAATCACAAGGCGCACCAGAAATTCCATATCGTCATCTTTGGCAAACTTGTAGAGTTTCTTCCGTTCGCCAAGAGTGAAGGGCTTGGAATAGACAACAGTCGGATTTCCGGCTTCGTCCTCCCATTCTGGCACTTCGATCTCGATGATTTCTTGCTTGTCAAAGTGCGCCTTTGCTCTCTCTAAAATGTCAGACATTTTCCTCTCCGATAAGGCCGAGCATGGTGTCAATGACGGAAGGCAGGCTCGGAACTCTGCTTTTCGGGAATGACCCTATCCGCCACCGACTCGGTTTAGGCTACGGTTCCCCAAGTAACCGC